ATACCATTTAATCCAATAGGCGAACTCGACAATGCCCAGTTGTTCGAGAATGTAACCGAAGCATTATCCTCCGAATTATCGGAAATTGTTGGGTCGGTATCTAGAAAAAGGTTGGTGTCTTGTATTCTGATATAGTTTGAGTTGTTGTTAACATAGTCTTTATAATAGATATTGCTTCCGTCAATAGCCTTCGCATTTGTGCATCTTGAAAGACCTGTGTATACTTCTAAGATACTATCCTCAACACCAAGTGCTGTTTCTGTTCTGCCATTAAGAATTGCTATATGTAGTTCGTCGCCGGTCACGCCTCTATCAGAAGCAAAAACGGTCGTCGTTGGAGCATAACCATAATTATTGGAATTCCAAACACCAAGAGTTGTTCCCAATGCAGAAGCACTTGGACCCGAATTCCAGTTAGCGTGGCCCGCCTTGGATCCAACTATAGCCACTCGTAAACTGTTTCCTAGTTTGCCAGCGTAAAGAGCCTGTAGCGAATTTGTTGTGCCACCGAAACCTGCGGCGTTCCCTGCTGTCATACCAGCAGCAGTGGCTTTAGTAGCAGTATTTGCGTAACTAATCGATCTTCTAACAGTAAGAGCATTACCATAACTTAAAGCATTTGCAGCAATCCACCAATCCATTCCACCAGTAGCACTTGCCGCCGGTGCGCCATACATGGAGTATAATTCTGCTTCGCTGCTTATAACTTTATTTTCACCGGTCGGTCCCCAGTCAAAACGACCAACAAAGCCCACAATTACGTCAGAGACGTTGGTGCTTAGGTTGGACAAATTTCTTTTGGTTACGTTAACATTTGGGCTTACTGAGAAAGGCATATTAAAACTCCTTTAAGACCTTCGATTCGAATGGCTATTTTCTTAAGAATATGTCATCAATATGTATAAGAATTGTTATTTTCATCGTACCATCTGTCATTTCCGTCCCAAGTGCTTTCTTCTTCTGATCCATCAGATATAAAACCAAAAAAGGATACGTCCTCTTCTAATGTCTCAATTTTTTCTTCGTATAATTCTGTGCGAACATCTACGTCTGTTAATTGTTTAAAATAATCTTGACGAGTTAACCAACTAAACAACACCAAAGTCATCACCAAGTCATCCGTATGCCCATCATCTGCTTCGTATGATTGACGTTTTCCTACAAATGTAGAAAGTTCATGAATGGTATCTCTATCTTCTACGATAAGTTTATTTTCTTCTATCAAACTTTTTAGAACAGAACAGCCCAACTTCTTTACCGGTATAGTTGTCCTTACTCCAAAATGTGATTGTCCACTACCGCCGAAACCACCAGTAATGGTCTGTCCCCTTCTCCCCATATATGCGCACATAAGAACATTTTCATATTCTAAATCATCATGAAGAACATCTGCTACCTGCGCACCAATATCATTAATTTCTATTAGAGTGTATGATCTATTATATTGCTTTGCTAAAGAACGAATAATAGTTGGGAAAAGCATTGGTGATATAAGATTGTTTCTATATTTAGCAACTATTTTATATGGTGGGTCTGATATATCAATCACGGTGAATGTGCTATAATCCTTGCCCACACCTCTTGCGGGGTCTACACATATAACATACTGATGACCTTCTTTGGGCTTCTCATATATATCGACTCCCTCTTGAGTTGATATCATTGGATCTTTATATGCTAGTTCATGCAATTTCTTAGACGATATAAGTGTGTTGCTGCTACCAAGAAAGTCACATTCGAATTCTGATTCAAATTGTTCTTCACTTGTATTTGCTATAGTTTCCTGTTTCCATGCTTCATCTCTCAGGGGTCCACCGGGATATTTGGGAACCTGACTCCAATGAACCTCAAAGGGGATATAGTCATTCTTACCTTTGTCCGTTTTTTTTCTGTTTGCACCTATCCAATAATGATAGAACAGATTCAATCCATTTGGTGTTGACACCATCAATACCTTTGTGGTTTGACCGGATGTGACCGTTGGATATACAGAACTAAAGAATTCCTCTGCAATGTTATTTGGAACGTGAGCAAATTCATCCAAGAAGATAAGGTTAAATGAACCACCACGAATGGCAGACGCTGAAGTGGATGATGCCAAAATCTTAGAACCATTTTCCAATTCAATAGAACCTTTATTCCATTCAATAATTCCCTGCTGCAACCATAGGGGCAAATACTCATACGCAAGTTTGAGTCTGTGTAAAATTTCTCTCGCTGTCGCTTGCTTATTCGCTAAAATTGCTACTGACATACTCTGATTGAATAAGACATAATGAAGAATATAAGAAACGATTGTTGTAGACTTGCCGGATTGACGAGGCAATTTCGCTATAACAAAACGGTTATTATGGATGGTGTCAACCATTTTTTCCTGATAATCATACAGGTTAAATGGAACAAGTCCTTCATCAAGACTAACTATCTTGATATATTTCTTAATAAAATATTCAGGATCTTTGGAACACTTTATAAATTCTTTTAATTCTTCCTTGGAAAACTCAATTGATTTTCCCCCCTCTTTTAAATTTGGGTTTCCAAGGTATCCGCCTTTTCTGCTACTCATTTATATCCTCTGTATCATTCTGTAAAGGTTTGGTCCTACTTCTACCTTCGTTTAACATATCCAAAAGTTCACTGGAAGAGCCAACAAAGATAGAGTTATTAGTAGTGTTTTGGGTATACTTATTATCAATCTTTTGCACATCTCTTGCTTTTTGGTGTATGCCCAATAAATCATTATTTAGTTCGGAAACAGTCTTCAGCATCTGAGATACAACTTCATATGCCCTGGGTTGGTCGCCATTTTCTGCAACATTAAGAATGCCTTCTATAGCAATCTTTCCTGTGTCTATTAATTCTATAAGATTATTTCTTACATCACTGAAGTCTTTGTCAGATTTAGTATCAATAGTCATCAATTCCTTTGGAACATCTATGACCCTAGCCAATGGAGCCTTCTCCACGGGTTCAGCATCGAAAGATATACCTAATGAATCTGAAATTATATCATCCGTTTCTTTTTTCACATCACGCATATGTATTTCCAAGGTAATCAAGTCCAATACCATCAGAACCGGTGGCCCCACCAACAAACTTTTCGGTCTTAATATCACCAGTGTAACCGAATGTATGTAGTAGTGTGTCGTCGCCACCACTTACGCCGTATATACTTCTAAACACAGCACCGGTTGGACCAGTTCCACCCACACCTCTTGTAGTTTTGAAATTAGATCCTTCAAGATCAAAGTATGTAATATCTGCGCTCTGAATAACTTCGGAGGATGTCTGTTTTGTTGGACCAAACACATATGTTTTTGCTGTAAATGTGTATTGAGTGGTAATTAATCTTCTGCTATCGAACGCTCCCTCAAACTCCTCTATTAATGCAACATCATTTAATGTTATGGGGACATCTACTTTTTTATTAATATCGTTAAAGTTTATCGTAACCGTAAAATCTGGTGCAAAGTACGGCAATATTTGTTCTGTTATTTGAAGTGCATCATCCATATGCCGAACATACGATTGTAGTGTAAACGATATATCATAAGGCACTTCGGCATAGGTATATGAGTATCTGCCCCCTTGCCCTGCTAGTTGTTGTGCTTTTCTCTTTGTTAGTGAGTTTCTTTTTCTATTGGGGTCATAAATATAGTTTGTTATTTCAAACGATAGTCTAGGCACTTCTATAACTTTGTTATCATCTGATATACTACTTGTTTCTCGTATTCTTCTAAGGAACTTTTCTTTGGGCCCGTACGCCAGCGGTAAACGAATTTGTTCCTTCTCAGAGCCGTCAGCATTCTTCCTAACAACGCGAACGTCATTAAAAAGCGAACCGAAGGCTATAACCATCTTTCTTATAGATTCTTTATAAAAATGAGTAAACATCAGTAATTGCCCTCACTAAAAGGATCTATATCAGTGAAGTCAAATATATTTCCTTTATCTGCTTCAAATCCAAACTCGTCATTTTCACCGCTGTCTTCATCGGTACTTGCCGGTTCTTGTGGGATAATAACTGTCGTTGTTTCTGTGGATGAGATGTAGTACTCGACACCAGAACTTGCCCCCTTGATACTCTCGGTTGCGCCTGTACTGAGTGTTCCAGAAAGATTCGATATCCCAAGTGTCTTTCCTGTTGCATTCCAGTTTACAACATTTGCAGTTGATGTTGCCGATGAATATGCTCCACCAGTAGATCCACTAATCTGGAATACTGTTTCTCCCTGATAGTAACCCGTTGCACCACTTATCAGATTTCCTAATTGTAGATTAATCATAAAGTCTTGTCGATCTGATTCAACCTTATCAATATCGGAAATACCCGTATCAATATCTTCCTGACTATAGGTGAAGACTTCACAATTCAGAACGTATGTGTAGAGTTTTCCCAACTGATAGAATGGGTTTTCGTGTTCGACAAAATTAATTTCAAATAGAGTTTTACTGAAGGGAAAGTAAATTAAGTCACCTTCTCTTGGTCGTTTTATCTTACTCTCGTATGTTGCTACTGCTTTTTCAAATCGTCTTTTAGAAACCACAAGAGTCATTCTATCTCTTATTTCCAAACCGAACTTTGTTAGTATGTCACCCTCACCCTCAAAACCATCAACATTCTGAATATACATTTCCAGTTCATAACCATCATCAAATTTGGAGATTAAATCTTCACCAAACAAATCATCAACATCGACCAAGGTTCTCGGTATATACACAAAATCGTGTCCCATCGCCTTTATGGTTTCGATAGTTAAATCTTCTACAACATTGGCATCGCCAGAGTATTTTTTAAAGTATGGGTTAATAGTCATGTTCAACCAATTCCAAAATCAATGGGTAACTCGTAAGTTAATCTTACTTCTTCCTCTAACTTATCAAGTTCTTCTTGTGCCTCTCTAAATATTTCTCCTCCCCGCATAGTCGCTCCACCAGGAAGAGCCACGTTATCAAATTTAGATAGATTTGCTCCCCACTGCCTTTTAATGAGAGCGGTAACATATTTCTTCAATAAAATGTCATTGAATATTTCTGTAAATATAGTAGGACTTAAAGCCACATATGCTTCTATTACAAGATATTTACCTACTGTAACATCTTCTGACCAGGCCATGTCTATATGAAGCCTGTTTGTCACCTTATTAAACCTTATCATTTTCTCTGGTTCAAACAACTGCTCAATCATACTGATGTATCTTTTAGTACTATCATAACTTGCAAGACCCTGACCCGTTCCCATGAAGAGATTTCTATTGATGCCAAAGTAATCATTAAGAGCCATTTGATATCGAACGTCGAACATGTTAGTTGTTCCATCACCAAATCTATGGACCTTGATTACACTAACAACATCTTTACCTGTTGGAGCGGTGCTTGCTGTTGCGCCGCTTGCGCCATTAACAGCACCCAAATCTTCCATATTAACAAAACCGTTGTCTATGTCAGACTGAGTTACTTGATATGTGAACAGAGCCCTCTCAACACCGTCAAAATGTCTTTCGGTGAATAATTGAAGCGCGTCGTCCAATCTCTCTTCTGCTTGTTGGCGATCTACGTTTATTTCTATAACCGGATCACCCAGCCGCCTAAAAGCGTAGTCGATTAATTGATCTCTTGAAGATAATGATGCCATCTTTATACTCCTATTCCTATTTATTTATAAAGATGGTAGTCTGCTGATTATTTTTCTTCTGGCGGCTTTTCTTCTGGCGGCTCCGGTGGTTCTGGAAGTGAAACCGATATATCTTTCATATCTTCGGGGGACATATTTTCAATATAGTACCGTCTTGTTATTGGTTCAACCGACTCATCAGATTCAGACTCT